CAATTTAATATTAAACACAATCCAGAATTTAACACTAATCTGCATTTGTTCATAGTTGTCTTAAATACTAAATTTGAACCTCCATCTCACCATCCATGAAAACAAAGTCAAAACCAGACTCGGTCCCGATTCCTAAACCCGCGTCGGGTGTCGGTGAAATAAATTACAATGAGGTATTGGGAAGAGAGTCAATTGCGACGGAAATTGGGTCTGCATTGAATGCCTTTTATGAAAAAAAAAATGACTTGATGATAAAACGGGGCATATACATATATGGCAATCCAGGCGTGGGGAAGACCGAATTCATTGTGCAACTGTTGAAAAATTTGAATTATGACATAGTGCGTTATGATGCAGGCGACATACGCAACAAGTCGGTCATTGATTTGATAACAAATCACAACATGAGCGAACACAGCGTGCTTTCCATGTTTCAAAAAAAGCCGAAGCGAATTGCGATTGTGATGGATGAGATAGATGGAATGAACAACGGTGACAAAGGCGGAATCAATGCTCTCATCAAACTCATGCGTCCTAAAAAGACGAAAAAGCAACGCTTGGAGGATGTGACCATGAATCCAATCATTTGCATTGGAAACTATCACATGGATAAAAAAATTAGAGAGTTAATGAAAGTCTGCATGACGTTTGAACTTAAAACCCCCACTCTGGAGCAAGTTAGTGTCATTCTCAAAACGAGGTTGAGTTCGGAAAATGCTGCATTGCACAAAAACATGGCACGGTTCATACAAGGAGACCTCCGTAAAATTGACACAATTAGCAACATATTCAACAAGCACTCCTCTTGTGGTGGAACAGACTCAGACAGTTACAATAACTCGCTCATTCAAACTATATTTCAACCCAAGGCCAACAATGAAGACAGCAAAACAATTGTCAAAAAACTCATAAACACGCCGTGCAAACTGAGCGAGCATTCGGCCATGATGAATGAAACGGACCGCACAATAGTGGGCTTACTGTGGCATGAAAATGTCGTGGACGTTTTGGCAAAACAGCCGAATCAAATGGATGCTTTTCGGTTTTACAAAGATGCGCTTGACAACATATGCTTGGCCGACTATATAGACCGCATCACGTTTCAGAAACAAATTTGGCAGTTCAATGAAATGAGTTCTCTCATCAAAACGTTTTACACAAACAAGTTGTATCATGAACGTTTCACAATGCATCCGCGATTCAATCCGTCCGAGGTGCGATTCACTAAAGTGTTGACAAAATACAGCACGGAATACAACAACACGTTGTTCATTCAAATGATGTGCCAAAAATTTGGCATGGATAAAAAGGATTTATTCGCATTTTTCTCAAATGTGTTTACCATGAAAAATGACAATAGTGGGGGGGATGAACTCAATGCATGTGATAAAAAAATAAATGAAATCATAGAAGAATTTGAAATTACGAAGTTGGACATTCAACGCATGCAGCGCTATTTGAACAAGTGCACATGTCCCAGTGAAGTCATGCACGATGATGTTGATGATGATGTCGAATGAAATGATTCTTCTCCCTAAATTAAATTGCAATCGTGGTCTATCATTGCGCTTTGGCGCTCAATGGTTTCCAAATGAGCAGCAATGACTTCATCGCGGTCCTTAATGGTTGCGAGCAGGTCTGAATTTTCTCTAACCTTTTTATTGCACAATTCTCTCATCTTTTCCAGCTTTTCGGCCTGGGACTGGACAGTTTGTATCAACTCTTCCACCGTCATGTTGCGAGTTTCCGCATTTGGAGCCTTGAATGTTATGACTGTTTTCAAAATCGCATCCTGATGGTGTTGTTGTTGTTGTTGCAGTTGTTGCTTGTGTTGCTGCAACTGTTTCTGTTGTTTTTCCATTTTCTCTCGGATTTGTTCAAGCACATCCGGTTTCATCGAAGGATGTCCGGGTTCATAAGAAATCAAGGCTGCGTCAATGTCGCACATGTAAAACTGCAATAGGTCCGGCTCTCTTATGAAATCGCTTGGCGTTTTTGTGCTCACTTGCATGTTGGTTTCCACGTCTTTTCTATCCAAGTTTGCAAGCAATATGCGCTTGTCGAATGTGTTGTGGTCGTGTGAAAACACGAGAATGACTTTCATGGGGTCTAGTTGAGCCATGGGAATCGTGTATCCATGCAAAAATGCACGCTCTTCCGCCACACACGCATTTTCGTCATACTTAAGATTGGATTCGGACAGCAGCTCTTTCCAGAACGCAAATGTGGCAGCAGTTGCATGATTGGGTCCGTATGGTCCAAATTGCACCATGAGAGCTTGTGGTGCCTTGAAATAAATGTGCATGTGGCTGCTTCCCGCGAGCTTGACTCCCGTCTTCCGTTTTTTATGGTCCAACAGCGTTTCTACGGCATGTGAAACGCGGTCTGGAGGGTAATAGTCATCGTCATCCATGTAAACAATGATGTCGCCGCGCGCCTTTTTGTGCATCATGTTCCGTTTTTTGCCGAGTGAAATCTTGTCTTCGAGTTTGAAATACCGCACGCATGGGTGCGATGCCACTAGGTCTTCAATCGGGTCGGTGCCATCATCAATGATGACCCACTCCATGCGGTCGCTCGGATAAGTCTGGTGGTTGAAACACTTTATCATGGCTTCAACAAACGGACGTCGATTGAATGTGGGGGTGCAAACGCTCACCATTGGCAAAGTTGTTGTCGTCATGATGTGTTAATGTATTATTACATGAACACATTGCTTTTATACAGATTTATTTACTCTTTATTTTTTTTCAAACTCTGGTTTTTGAAAAACAGCATGGCCACAAAGATGAAGCCCGTGATGACTCCTGCCGTGCTGTTGGGCAACTGAACCCACGAGAAAACCACTGCCAAAATGTTAAATATGATGATCAACATTGGAATGCGTTTTGAGAATTCGGTGCCATAATTATCCGAATTTGAAACTATTTGTTTGAATGAAAAAATATACGAAAAACGCACAAACTCAGAAATGACCGGAAAAGCGGAAACCCATCCAAATAAAAATGTCAAAAACATGGATAAAAAAAACAACCCCGTCTTGTCTAAGCTGTTTATCTTCAATTTCATGAATGCAAACAATCCTGCTACCCAGCCAGGAATAAATGCAACCCACATGAAAGAGAGAATCAAAATGATTAAAAAGATGGTGATGAATCCAAACAAAACCCACCGAATGAAAGAAATGTATCCAGTGTATGGTATTCCATCCGGATAGCTAATCAAATATTGTAGACACCACAAATAGTAATGCATGACAAAACCTAATATGCGGTAGACGGTTTCTTGCGTGGTTTGAAACCACCAGGAGAAATTGGAAACAGTGTCGGATTTTTCAACAGAAATTGAATTACATTCTGCATAGGATGAACAATAAGGACTTGTTTTTGTCTTACTAATCAAATCACTCAATTTTTCACCAATTGGATATTCGGTTGCTTTGTCAAATGTTTGCGCATTCAAGTAATTATTTGTGGTAATAAAACAAAACAAAACCAATACAATCATGAATTCAAACATTAAATAAACATAGTCCAAAAATGGCTGAGAAGAATAAGGTTTTTCATCTTGGTCGGTTCCAGTCCCAGTTCCTTTGAGAGAATTCACGTGTTTAAGATTCATTTCGTGACGACCCATTTTTATATTCGGGGTTCTAAGCAAACAAGTATTATAATACTAAATTATTATAATATTATTATTATTGAATATTAACATCATTTCATCATTCGCCTGATGTGGGCATTGAATCGCTAAAATTCACGTCTATCTTGCATACATGAGCGCACAATTGCCGCCAATGAATGTCAACACATTGTATCTTTCTTCCAGCACGGTGAGGTCATAGTTGTAGTCGTAAATGCGCCACTGCGGTTTGTTCACACCAATTGGGATGCTCGTTGCAGGGTCGCAAATCGTGTAATAGTTGGCACTTGGATCAAGTGGCGGTGGATACGTGGTGAATTCCAGCTCAATGGTCGAGAACTTGCTCATGTTGATTGCGCCGCTGGGCTGATACGTGTCAACATCTGCATCCAGTCCGAAGTTGTAAATGTAGAGCCCAAATGGGGCAGAACCCATGGTGCGAATGTATTTCTCCACATAATTGTAGACACCGGACTCGAGAATGTTTTCACGATACGACCCGTTCAGCAGGATGCCGAGCTGCTGCAGAATTTCGCGCTGATTTTCCACGTTGTAGTTCTGTGTGACAAAGAGGCCGGATGGTGCACCGTTGGGTTCCGCACCAGGACCGATTTCAGGCACGGGTAAAATCGGATTCAATGTTACACTGACTAACCCATAACTAAAGGTTTGTGGGCCAGATACACTGGCAGGTGTCGACACTGTGAACTGGATGTTGTTTCCAAAAATACCAGTGATGGTTCCACTTACATAATTGGTTGAATTGTAAGACACTGTTATGCCTTGATTCGTAGCAAAAAATTTCAGTGCATTTGTTGGAATAACAATCACCACAGATTTTGGAAGTGATGATGTCAAGTCGTTCAAATTGAGTATAGTGGGCGTAACAATGGGACAGTCATATAGCAAGTCATACCCTGTGTTGGGCGCAGACACAACGTCCGATGGAATAACATTTGTGTATGGCCAGTTTGTGTAGTTGCTCCACTGGTTGCGCAGGTTGATGTCGCTGCGCTGAAACATGAACATCCACGTGGCAACCATGCCCATCGTGTTCTGCAGTTCAACACGATGGGTGCCGGTGATGTTCTTGAAATCCCATTCATATGCTTCCTTAAGCAAATACTTTTGTTCCTGGGATGCAAACACGCGCGACTCTTCCGCCGATAAAAAGCAATACGTGGACAAAAGGTGCACGTCGGCATTCCAATCGGTGCGCTTGTCAAGATACACATCAGCAGTGGTTATGTCGGAACTAGGTGGAGGTTGCAAAAATCGGTAGAATTGATACTCCTGTTCATTGAAATTGGGCTGAATGAAGGGCGCTTTTGCGACTTCCTCTGGGGTTGTTGCGGCGTATGTTATGTCGCGCGTGACAAAGAGGTCGCGCACCGGGCGCATCACCACATCAATTTGCAGCTCGTTGTATTGCAGTGCAACCAGCGGAAACGCGGTGCGGCTGTTGTTGCAAAACCACGCGTTTAGCGGAATATATAGTTTGCGCCCGCGAATGGAGGGTTCCGGCCCCTGTTGGCTCGTGTTGTAATACACGTTGGGATACGTTGCACGGCGTCCGGAAAAGTTGGCGGGATCGTTCAATTCAGCCGTGTTTCCGGTCATGTTGTCATACAGGAAGCGCTTGGTGCCGTTTAAGTCGCGCTGCACGATTGCAAGCAAGTACTTTCCCGTCATGCGCTGCAGAATTTGACCACCCACGGAAAACACCACTTCTTTTATCATTTGCGTGCCCAGATTTTCAATCCAACGGAATTCATACGGGTGCCAGACACCGCCGCATGTTGTGGGGGGATAAATCGGACTCCAAATGGTGGGGAGCGTAACCACGAGGTAAGTGTCCATGAGCAGCTCTGCATAACGAGGCACTGTAAATGTGAAGCGCGACTCCTCGCTCATACGCAGATTTCGAAGTCCATTGAAGTCAATTCTAAACTTTTGCATGCCAAAATTGGTGTATTTTGCATAAGTTGTTTTGAAAAACGACTTTTTGGGATTGGAATTTAGAATGACATTTTGATTGCCATAAGACACAATGTTTAGTAAACCGCCCGTCATTTTATTATATTTATGTTGTTATTTTTATTATTTTATTGAAACAATGTAATTGAAATATATAAGTTATATTTAAATCATTACATAATCATTGCATTAATACTCCCATCATATAGTATCATCATAATACAAGAATGGCAACCATCGAGATGCAAGAAGTGGGTGGAGGAAGTGGTTTAGATGCATCACCCACGACAACGACAACCAATGCACTGTCATCTAAACTTTCGAGTGCCACAACGGCAGCGACTGATTTTGCAAAATCAATGTATTCTCGTGTCCAAACGACCGACCCTATTCAAATTGTTTTGTTCATTTTATTGGCAATCATATTGTCGTTTGCAATCTGGTACATCATTTACAAAGTGAACCAAAAGACGGATGAGATTGCATCAACCTATGTCATCACAAACAATGACCTCAAACCATTTGGCGCGAGCAGTGCTTTCACCAACTTGGGTTTCGACGTTTCAACCTTGCCATTGCGCAATTTTTACATCAAAACCGCTGTAAACTGCTGTTGTTTAGGAGAATGGAAAAATAATTACGTGGACATTGTTCCATTGCAAAGTGCAATTGCAGATGGATTTCGCTGCCTGGATTTTGAAATTTACAGCGAAAACGACAAGCCAGTTGTGGCGGCTTCAACCAAGAGCAGTCATTATTACAAGGAAACATATAACTCCATTCCATTTTTGGATGCAATGGCTGCCATCTCGCAAATTGCATTCACGACAACGAAAGCAGTGAATAGCACCGACCCGGTTTTCATTCACCTTCGAATCAAAAGCAACAACAAAAAAATAGTGCCGGAAATTGTTTCTGCAATCAATGGACAATTCGGAAATCGGTTGTTGGGTCCGAACTACAACTATGTTTTCAATGGCAACAATTTAGGGCAAGTTCCAATGTCTGAACTTGTTGGAAAAGTCATCATTATGGCTGACATCTCCAATCCATTGTGTGTTGACAATGATTTGCCATTGTATCAAATCATCAACTTTGGTTCAAACTCGCCGTTTTTGCACCAGTTGCAATATGAAATGGGGGTCAAAAATACACCAAACATGGATGAACTGATTGACCATAACAAAAAGAACATGAGCATCGTGTTTCCGGATGACCCGTTCAAAGAAAATGTGAATTTCAATGTTTCAAAAGCGTTCGGTTGCCAATTCATCGGCATAATGACTCAAGTCAAAGACCTCAACTTTCAACTTTACGACAACGCATTCAATGATGCAGGAAGTGCATTCATATTGAAACCGCCAGAGTTGTGTTTTCAACCGGTGGTCATTGAAACGCCACCTCCGCAAAAACCGGAACTGTCTTTTGCTGGAAGAAATTATCAAACTGACTATGCATCATGGAGCGTCTAAATGCCATTTGCGTAAACAATATATTATTACATTGCAGTATTAATATATCAATGAATTCACTGATATGCGCGAAATCGTGTTGTTGAATTGTCCCGAAATTGGGATGCACTTGGTGTTTTTTTATGCGTGCATGGAACTGTGCGGTGCATTCAGGCGCATGGGATACGCAGTTCGAATTGCACGCAGCATTTCAAGTGTGAACGACAACTGCATTGTGTTTTTGGGAAACAACATTCATGTTTCAAATCCAGCGCATTTGTTGGCACAACAAGCACCACTGGCAGTGTATGTTGGTTGGTGCTGGAACCAAGAGGATGTCCGCAAGTTGCCACGCTTTGTGCACACTTACGAAAACAAACTGAAACCGAAAGTGCCGACAATGTATTTGACTCAGAACGTCAAAATACCATTTTTATTAAGAGCCAATGAGGACCCTGCATTGATTGGCACGTATCCAAAACAGATTGTGCGACACTATTGCTACATGGGACACAAGTACAACATCGAAATGGTGCCATCCCCAAAATACGCTGGGTATTATTTTGGAACCACGAATGACTCCAAATATTTGAATTACGACACTCGAAAACGCATTTACTTGTCTTCCATGTTCGCACTTGGATTTCAATCTAAGTCGAACATTGAAGAACATCATGTGAGTCAGCGCATATACGAAGGTCTCGCTTATGGATGCGTCGTGCTCAGCAATAGTCCTGCTGCGCGAGAACAAACCAACGGAATCGTTGAGTTGATTTCGTCAAAGAGAGAAATTGAAGAGAAAATTGATTATTACTTGAAAAATCCAGAAGCGTATTTTCAAAAACAATCAGCTGGATATCATTTTATTAAAACGTGCGGTGGAACCAATCACACTGCAGCTGGATTGTTCATTGAAGGCATAAATGCTGCATTTCCAGAACCAGTTGCCGAATAACTCTACTCTCCATTTTGTTCTTGTGGGTCTTGATGTTGCTGTTGCTGTTCTTGTTGTTGCTGTTCTTGTTGTTGCTGTTCTTGTTGTTGCTGTTGTTGCTGTTGCTGTTCTTGTTGTTGCTGTTGTTGCTGTTGCTGTTCTTGTTGTTGCTGTTGTTGCTGTTGTTGCTGTTCAATGTATTCTTGATACTTTCGACGATGTTCGTTTATTTCTTTCTGCCGGTTGTATTGACGCGCACCTGCATCCATGAATTTCCGAATCTCCGTGTATTTCATTTTGTTTTTCGAATTGCATGATGGTTGGGTTGTTTGAACCTTGCTTTCACCTAGATATTCTTGAATCACTTTCATTGGGTCTTTCAATGCATCCAATCTTTCATTTGCAACGTCTTCACTGTAATCAGTTTGACGAAGAATGAATGCAACGGCTTGCACACGATATTCCTGTTTGATGGCAGCATGCAGCTCTTCTCCTTTAAGATGCTGCAAATGCTGCAAATGAGGAGGCAAATGAATGGGAGGTGGGTTCATGTGAAATAATCTTTATATTCATAAATGATGTAATTGTTTTTAATTGCTTTCGCGATTGAAAACAATAAATCTATTCAAAATCATATTAAACAAATGTCTGTGGATGAATGTATCTTGTGTCTTTCATTTTCCCTTATAACTGGAAATCATGACATCTGCTACGAATGCCGCTGACTCAATTGTTTCACTTGTCATGGATGAACTTCGTTTGTCATTGGAACCAAAAATATTGAATGCATTGGCGGACTATGGTTTATACAAAGAAACGCATGAGGCTGTTATGAAAATCCCATTTGTGAAAAGGTTATTGGACAATCAATGCAAGTGCAATGTGTCCGCCGCCCAATCAGCACAACAACCAGAACCGATTCAGCTTGAAATCATCGATGACGTTGTCGACGAAAAACATGGTTTGGAAAATTTGGATTCAATGAAAGAATACATAAACTCAACAACACTTGATGACAATGATCATGCAAACATTGCCACAAATGCAAACGATTTTGAATATTCAACGGAAGACGAAGAACCAAAGAAAGTGCATTCTGGTGAAGAAGAGGAAGAAGAGGAAGAGGAAGAAGAGGAAGAAGAGGAAGAAGAGGAAGAGGCTGATGCTGAGGAAGCTGATGCTGAGGAAGCTGATGCTGAGGAAGCTGATGCTGAGGAGGAGGCTGAAGATGATGCTGAAGAGGATGCTGAAGAGGATGCTGATGCTGAGACTGAAGAGAAGGAGGCTGCTGAGGCTGAAGATGATGCTGAAGAGGATGCTGAAGAGGATGCTGATGCTGAGACTGAAGAGAAGGAGGCTGCTGAGGCTGAAGAGGAGGCTGAAGAGGAGGCTGAAGAGGAGGAGGCTGCTGAGGAGGCTGAAGAGGAGGCCGAGGAAGAGGCAGAGGCTAAGGCTGAGGAAGAGGAACAAGAAGAGGAACAAGAAGAGGAACAAGAAGAGGAACAAGAAGAGGAAGAACTTGAATTGTTTGAAGTGGAAATTAAAGGAAAAACATATGTCACAAATGATGAAATGGATGGCGACATTTATGAATATGTGAACGATGAAGTGGGTGAAATCGTTGGTTCATTCAAGAATGGCGTTGCGAAATTTGCAAAGAAAACCAAAACAAAGAGTGCACAGTGAACAAATGAAACGGATTCAACACACAATGAATGATTGTTGCAAAATAATATATTGATATATGTTATATTGCATTTTGTGGTTTAAAAAATGATTATAGATTCGTTGTGTCCGCCCGCAGTATTGTATCTTGGGTTTTCTGTGATCCAGATTATAATTGATTTATTTAGAGGGCAGCAAAACAGTGCATTTTTGAAGGTGATTGTCATGATAATTTTCACAATATTATTGAATCAACTATGCGCTGGTGGTCTCACCATTCTCTCATGGTTCATTGTCTTCATTCCGTTCATTCTCATGACTTACGTGACCACCATTTTACTTTATGTGTTTGGATTGAACCCTTCCAAAGGCAAAGAGGTTGCGCCGGACCCGCGGCGACGACACAAGTCTCGTTCGCGGCCTCACCCTTACAACCCAAATGAAGTGGGTGGATGTGCCGTAACCGAATTCGGTTGTTGCCCGGATGGAATGACTGCCAGCAACAAATATGGTTCGAATTGTTATGGTCCAGGCCCAGCACCTCAACCAAGCCCTCAACCGAGGCACAACCATCATCACCATCATAATTACAGCAATGTCAAATGGAACTGTGGATTCAATGGCAAGTGCGTGGAAAGTCCAAATGGAAAATTTTACGATGAAATGACGTGCAACTCTGTTTGCGGAACCAAACCAACCCCCACACCCACACCAAGCACGCCAAGCACGCCAACATACAACTGCGTGTCAAATGCCACTGGAAAAGAGCGTCATTGTGAGGAAGTTAAGGGCAACCTCATTGGACGTTACAATTCGTTGAAAGAATGTAAACGCTATTGTCACATCATTGGCTAGTTCCGGCTAGTATTGTATCCACCACACTGACCGCATTTCATGCCGTATGGGTGAAATTGAACATCGCTGCCAAGTCCACAATCATTGCACATTATGCCAACCACAAGTTCTTCCTGTATTGGAAATTGACAAATTAGTTCGTCCATCATTTCATTGTGTTTTGACCAGGCTGCAGGGGAGAGCATGGTTTTTCGACACAGCGGACAGCTCGAATTGTTTTTCTGCATACATTGCAACATGCAATGAACGTGCATGGTGTGCCCACACGGAATAACGTTTGACGGTTTTATAGAATGAAACATGTTTTCCAAACACACTGGACAATCCGCATGAAACTGTTCAGATTTGCATTTATGGGTCAATGCTGAAACACATGTTCCGCATGTGTCGCAGTGCACAAATACATTGTTGCCTTTGACACGACAAATTCCACACTTATCACAATGATAATAATTTCTCTCGATTCGATCATCAAAGAAGTTGCAAATCGCGCAAAAGTAACGAGCAAATGTTATGCCACACGTTTCATTGTTGCAGGTTTGGCTCACTGGCTGTTGTTTGTTGCACTCATTGCACACAACTTCTTTGACTGCATGTCGGTCCATTTCATGTGTTTCGGCCTCGTTGTGACAATGCCGACACACGTACGCTTTATTGCAACACGGCGCCACCAGACTGCATCGTCTAATGTAATGTTCGCAATCTGTCATTTTCGGTGAAATCAGGTTTATGTTATATTATGTTATGTTGAGCTTTCTAAATCAATTCTTCGAATAAATTATCCAAATTCTCACTACCAATTTGAATGATTTTACATGATTTTACATGATTTTTACAAAATGAATTTATTGGTGTCTTTGCAATACAGTTTGGCGATTTCAGGAGAGTAATGCAATAATGCTGGAACTGGCTTATGCACTCCAAAATAACCGTCGACCAATATTCGATTCACGCAAAAGTGCAAACATGACGCATCATCGCCGATTGGCAAGTCCATAAAATAGCATCCAATGGTAAAATAAACATCCTCTGCGTCGGTTTGCATTTTGGTTGAAGGATAAGTCGTTTGTTCCACACCGAATGAATTGATTATCTTTATCATGTCAAACCGTTTTCGCAATGACAGTCCTCCATTGAAATTTTGGCAGCTGATGTTTGAGTGTATTTTTTCTCTAATCAGCTCCATCCAACTGCTGTCCATGTTTCCTCCGATGTAACTTTTGTTCATGTCGATAAAGTGTTGAATGGTGTAAGGCGGTTTGTTTATGATGTAGGTGTCGAACTGAAACGTGAGAACAAAATTTCCATACAGCGATTCCCACAAGTCTTTGCGTTTCATGAAATCACTGTATTCATTCAGCGAATTGAAGTTGCTTACATCCAATTCTCTCACTTCCACTTCTGCATTCAGATGTTCTTTCATTTTGTCTTTGAGAGATTTACCGCAATAAAACACGACAATCCATTCGTAACCCAACTTGTGTTGAAAATCATGTATTAAGCGCGTTATTCGCACATCGTCCCTTGGGTCGACTATGAGTGCAGTATTTTTGTTCATGCTTGGATAACGGTTGAAATACAATATTAATATTGGGAATAATGCATTTAAATGCTTTTCAATACATATGCAATACAACAGACAATATTAATAATCATGTCATCATTGGACAATGTCACCCGGGTCAAGCACGTTTCGGCCGACCGTGCAACATTTTTGAAACATTTGGCCGAGACGCCAAATCACACCGTATTGAAGCTCACGGCAACGTGGTGCGGTCCATGCAAGCAGATTGCGGAATACACGCGCCTGGCATCCCTGCAGTTGCCTGCCAATGTCGACCTGATTGAGTGCGACGTGGACGAGTCGTTTGATTTGTATGCTTCGCTCAAACAGAAGAAAATGGTAAACGGCATTCCTGTGTTCCTGTTTTATAAGAATGGAAATAAGACAATCATTAGCGACTCGTCGGTGACGGGTGCAGATATTAAGGCGCTGGATGCGTTTTTTTTCCGGGTTGTGGCCGCGGCAAACCCACAAAGTAATAAATGATATTTTTTATGATATTATATTATGTATTGTATAACATCCAGGGAATGTCCATGTCTATTAATTTAGGGAAATATCAGTTTCGCATCGTTGGTCGTAAAACGATAGGTGGTGAACCTAAGGTCATTGGCAGAGATATAAAGAATGAACCGTATGAATTGGTTTACATTCAAACATATTTAACTAGCGGTGAACCAGTAATGAGACAAAGCGGTAATCCATTGATTTTTGCAGTTTATATGTCACAAAGTCAAATGGGATTTTGCAGACTTGCAAGTTTCACTCCTACCACAACGTTTGACAAAGGTCCTGATTATGCACAAACCACACTAATACATTTCAAATTGGGAGAGTTCATAATAAACCAAATGCGAAACCCAATGATACACGTTTATGGCCCTAATGAAAACCCTTACAAAACAACAGAACAAGAATCAGGCGACATTTTGAGAGAACGTGCTCATTTGACCGACAAAACACGCCAAATTGCCGATTTTGGGTATGCAGTGCCACCTCAAAAGTGTGGAAACATCACAGCTGAGATACAAACTTATCTGGAAAATGCATCTGTGGAAATCAAGGCGAAATTTCCAACCATGATTGGTGCGGAGTTAGTTTGCACTCATTCCTATTCAACCAGTTTTGCCGCTGTGAATGGAGAAGTGTTCAAAATCATTTTGCAATCAGCACAAGCACCGTTTCAATATATAGAAATATTTTTATACAAGTACATGGTGACTCTTACCACTGGAGCAACTGAAAGTGGCACAATTCCAGTTCTCATGAAGATGCACACGGAATCTGAAGAAATCACTGAAATGGGTACTTACACAAATTACATTCCTGGTTACGGAGCATATATATGCAAATTGTTTGAGTACACATCGCAACTCCCACCTGGAATGCAAAATGTGATTAAAGTTAATGATCATTACACGTTTGTCGGAAGTTTGTATAACAATTTGTATCCATCAGAACATTTGCAGTCATTATTGCAGCAAGCGCAACCAATGACCGGTGCATCCAAATCCCATCGGCGACACAGCCGGATTGGTAGACGCTATATGTGTCATAAACGGAAAACCAATAAAAACATCAAATATAAAATGCGCAACTGTAAAAATAAACGCACTTACAAACGTCGCAAATAAATGCAAATGACAAAATAACATAATAAAAATAATAATACAAACGTTGTCAAAGTTGTATTATTAATCCATTTTCTCTCAAACGATGGATTTAGATTTAGACATTCGCAACTATGAGTTGCGCGACATTCTCAACCTCTTCAACATGCCATCTGCTTTTACGGAAGCGCACATGCGCGAGGCCAAGTTGACGGTCATGCGCACGCACCCCGACAAGTCTGGTCTGGACAAGGAGTACTTCCTGTTTTTCTCCAAGGCATATAAAATCCTGCATGAGGTGTATCAAGTGCGCGCCGGGTTGTCGCGTCAAAAAGATGCCAAATACGACGACGTGAAAGAGGACATTGACGCGCGCCGCAATGCCAATTCCGACAAGCTGAAACGCATGAACGCCGAAGAGTTCAACCGCTGGTTCAACCAAACGTTTGAACAAAATAAACTGTATGATGAGGAGCAAGACAGTGGATATGGCGACTGGCTGAAAGGCAATGAAAAGACGGATGATGCAGATGCAGACGAAGATGCAGAGCTGGGTGAGGGTTCATCGTGGTCCCAGCGCATGGAACAGCTGGAACGCCGCAAAAAAAAGTTGAGGGAACAAGCGCTCGTCGTGCGCAGCGAGGTCCGGTCTTTCGATTCCGTGGGCGGCGGCAGCGGATATGGCCTTGCGCGCGAGCGCCCCGAAGAGCACTCCAGCGGCCTAAGCGGCTTTGGTTCAGGCAGTGGCCTGGCATACGAAGACCTCCGCAAAGCGCACACCGAATCCGTCATTCCCGTCACACATGAGGACTATGATGCCGTCCGCAAATACAAAAACATAAATGAATTGCAAATGTCGCGAGATGTTGACCGACGGACATTTAATTACTCCGAAACTGCATCACAAGCTGCACTAAATCGGTCGCAGCAATTGCAGACGGAGGACGACATGCGCCGGGCATTCAAGCTGGCGCAGCAGGATGAAATCGTTCGGGACCTGAACAAGAAATGGATGGCACAGTTTAATGCGATTGAAAATTGAAGTTGAAACGGGATGGTTCGAGAGAAAATAACAAAATAAGTTATTGTGCAGGGAATTCAATCATTTACAACAGAACGTCCAACGTCACGCATCCAATCCTTTTCGACACGGTCAATGGTGTCATTTCGATGAATCACGGCATCCAATAAGGGGTGTTGCACATCGACGTCCTCCATTTGCGCGCGCAAGCTGCTGATGTCCTTAGGAAAACAAGTTCCGCCAAAACCAAATCGCCCGTCGTGTCCAGGAACCGCGGTGTGGCTTTTGCAAATGCGCGCGTCTTCTGCCGCAATGTCCACCATTCGGTCATAGTCAATGCCCCGCTTCTTGCAAAATCCATGAATTTCATTACAGAATGAAATCTTTGCCGCTAAAAATGTGTTGCGAAAGTATTTCACCATTTCGGCTTCTTTGTTGGACATAAACGTGATGCGGTCATGCGCTATTTTTTTGTGTGCATGTGCCGCGTGAATGATGCGCGTCATCAACTCCATGAACGCGCCCTTGTTTTCATTGTCGTTGCATCCAAAAATCCAGTTTGAATTGTTTGCAAAGTCGTTGATTGCGTTTTTTTCGGTCAAGAATTCCGGCATGAAATTGCAATTGTAATGGTCGGATGTTCCAACCGGAACAGTTGAACGGATGATTATGAATCCCGTGTAGTTCAATTCTCTCAATTGAGAGATGACGGTGTCCACATACTTCATGGATGTTTTACCCGCGGCATTGATGGGTGTTGGCACGGAGACAAAAAGCGCACGACACGACAACAAATCCGACATGGTGGTTCCTTTTGGAACACACAGGTCCGGGTTAATGTCATAGCACACGACATCTATCTCCTCGCATTGAAGCGTTATTGTAGCCTTTCCGACGAACCCATTTCCAATAATTCCAATTTTGTGCATGGGACTGCGTGTTGTGTCTTGCATAGTGTGCGACAATTCAATTATATATTACAATAATATATTCGCAGTGAATTTCTCTCAAATACATATTATTGTTAAGTTATTTATCATCATTTGCACGAACAAACAATTGGTCACTTGTCATTCGACAATAGCAAATACTTGCCAACCACGGTGTTTGAAGTCAGCACTTGACGAGGCGACAAACGTGCAAACCATTGATATGCAAGACGGTTCAGTATTTGGTCAGATGGCACATAAATGCCATACGCATTTTTGTCAAAGTCAATGTCTTCTTCACCAAGCAGGTCTTCAATGACAACCGGAGCGCCCGATATCGTTTTTGTGCCTATCAACGAGCCACACAGCATGGACATTTGGGGAGGAGTGCTGACAAGTTGTTTATACAACCACCGGTCATTTTGACCCAAAAATTCGTATTCATTCGTGTAGTCCGATGTGACCAATGGTTCTAAATAACTGATGTATTGTTTCATAACAGGGCTTTCCTTCGTGCATCCCATCAACTTATTGTCAGGGAAAAACGACACATTGGCCGATGCAGAATTGCGGGCGACAAACTCACCGGCAAACATGCTTTTTTCGGAACCCTTCAACAAGTCGGAATACAATGGCTTCAAATCCTTCAAACAGATGAAGGATGCAGGAACAATCATTCCACCATATTTGTAAAGAACTTTTGCCATCGCTAGGTCCCTTAAATGCTGCTTCAATGGAAACGGCATGTTCTGCAACTTAATGGTCCAATCCGGCAACACCCGCTGAAATGATGCATCATCCACAAGAACCACATTGAACGACTTGCCACATTGTTCCACAATGCTGCGAATGGTGAGGTACATGTAGGGCTGATTCAAATTCGTGGTGTTGCGGGACCCCCAACTCGACCAGTTCCGTGCGTTCACCTCATAGTCAATGAAAATCCACAAGAACGGTTTTCGCGTGTCGGCCAGAGATTTGTCATTCAGCAAATACTTTTTTATCAAATTGTAATCATCACTCATGTTGTTTCCTTCTTGTGATTTACTATAACGATTGTATACTATCCCTGCCAAAATAATGACTAAATAAAATGCAACAAGCTTTGGAGACAGCATTGATGTATGTATTGATATGGTTGTTGATATAATATTGATATATAAATATATTATATCTCAAATAATTTCGTTCATTCATTTCACGGTCATGTCGTAGATGTAATACACTATGTGGGTTTTAGATTTGTCATATTTGCGTTCCGACCGGCACTCAATTGAATTGTGTCGGCATATTTGTCTTAAAATGGTGTTTAAGTTGTTATAAGACATCTTTCTCGTCAGAAAAAATTGCTTGTCCTTGCAGTAGTATGGCATCAAATCCTGGCAAAACTTTTGCAACAGCGACGACGATTCATGTGGTGGGAGAGATGGTTCTTCATCACAATACGTTGCCTTTTTGTATGCAAACAAATCAATCAGATAATGATTGGAATTTGGAATCTTATGTGAAATTTTCTTAATGAAATCATACAACAATTCATTTGGAACATCGGTTTTTATTATTTTTCGAGACTTGATTAAAGACGTGTCCATTTGATTAACGGCTGTTTCATCCACAACCATAATTACAACTACTATAATGTTATATAAATATTTTTACGATTTGTTTTCATTTTCATGAAAAAGTTGGCGCAGATTGTTTGTAAAAAGTGCCAACTCAATCTCGTCTTCATGCAGGTTGTGAAAAACACTGATGTATTTGCATATGATTGCGATTGTTTTGTATTGAATGGTTTCATCAATCATCTGAGTGTTTTTTATGAAAATAAAATAACTGTCAAGTATGTCCATCACGGAGTAGCCTTGTTCATAAAGAGCATACATGTGTGCAATGCATTTTGAAATTGACACGGTTTTGCACAAACAATCACTTGTGTAATTCTCAAATGCGCTAAAACTTATGTTGGTGCAAAGTTGATTGGCAAGTTCCAAAGAAATCGGGAGTCCGATGATTTTGAATTTTTCCATGTAATTAATCAATGTTCGCACTGAACCGTTGCACACTCGCATCACAAACTCTTCGGCATCCGAATGAATGTTCAAGTTTTCACGAACGCGCATTTTTTTCGAAATTTTCTGCAAACATGCGGGGTCAATTGGGTTAATTTTCACAATCACCTGGCGCGACTGCAAATTGTCAATCACCTTTTGCACATTGATGCACGATGCAATGAAACACACATTTTGTTTATACTTGTCAATGCAATTCCGAAACACTTGCTGGCTTTGTTCATTTATGGAGTCGATGTCATCAAGTATTATCATTTTTTTCTTGCCGGGAATGAGAGAACTCGTCTGACAAAATATCTTCATGTCGCTGCGGTAGAATTGTATGCCTTGGTCTTTCAAACTATTCAACACCATCACATTTTCGGGGTTGTTGCTGGACCCATAATATTCACGCACAATCGCGTTCACAAGAGACGTTTTTCCCGAACCGGAATCACCCACAATCAGCAAATTCAATTCGTGCAGTTGAATGAGAGACTGCAACAACTCCACCATGATGGGCGTGAGTTGTTCAAACTCGTTGAACATTCGGGGCTGGTATTTGTTTATAAAAGGGTCATTCATATTATGATATGGTGTTGCATTTCATAATAAATTCTTTTTATGATTATTTTCAATGAATGATTTAAATGAACGATATTCTGATTTTGTTTTTATTAACCGGTCTGGTTTTGGAATAATAGTCAGACAACGATGATTTGAAAAGCCCAACTTGGGTTCCTTGAGCGACAATCGTTGGTTCCGCCCAATACACTTTAAACCGATTGCGTGAAATAATGTCATTCAACAACAAATCTATCGGAGTTTTTATGTCACGCGCACAATTTTCAATGTAGTCACGCAGGTTTCTGGCACATTTTTTGCTAATCAAATAACTATCACTGCACCTTGTTCCACCGTCTCTCTTATGGTAGATGTGCTGGTTCGCAATGATTTGACGTTGTGGTATGTGAAAATCACAACCATTTCCGATAAACAACATGTCATAATCCATTGGCAGTTCTTTCATGTATGAATTAAAAATGTTTGTGAAATTATTACACAATATGACATCATCTTCAAATATCAACCCATTGTCGAATCCACTGCTTATTTGCGCGTATGCGTGAAAATGACTCAACGCAATGGCAATTTGACCTTTGTTCCAAGTTTCATCAAACATTGACGTGTCCATGTCATGCAATTCATCTCGGTCTATTTCAATGAATTCATAATTGGTTATATTGTGATTTTTGAATTGAGAGATGATGTGATTTTTTCTTGTGGTCAACTTTTTATAATGTATCACAAATATTTTTAGCTGTGAAAGATCGAACTGCACTGGGTCAATCTTTGTTTTCATTTCAAATGACTTTCCCATGCTGGGAATCGACAATTTCGTGGATGGTTTGACCAACTGAAATTTTTGCATGGTTTAATATATGTAATACATGAACTAAATATTTTATTCTAGCTTTATTACATGTGAAAATGAATTCATATTCTTTCAAAACCGGGGATCTCATTCTATACAACACCACAAAATATTGGTACTCTTGGTTGATTGAAAAATTCACTTCTTCCAATTACAGCCACGTCAGCATGGTCCTGCATCGCCCCACGTGGCTTGACCCCAAACTAGTTGAAGAAGAATATTATGTGCTGGAGAGTGGCAGCGAACGCTTTCCGGATGCCGTTTCCGGCAATTTCAAGTTTGGCGTGCAAGTGTCCCCGCTCTCTAAAGTGTGGACAGAATATGCATCTCAGGGCTACGGTCATCTTTATGTGCGCCGCATTCAACTACCCGATTCTGACCAACAGATGAAGCTGATTGATGGCATCAAGGCGGCGTATGCGAAGGCCAAGGCGTGTCCGTATGACATTGACCCATGCGACTGGATCAAATGCTATTTTGACGAGCACAAGACGCTGGAGCAAATTGAAGCCTCCTCGCAGAATGACCAAAAAACCACGTCATTTTGGTGCAGTGCGCTCATTTCATTCGTCCTAGTCGTTTCCGGGTTTCTGGACAAAGCGGTTCCGTGGACGGTCATCACACCATATGATTTCAGTTCACACTGCACTCCCCAGCGTTTAGCATTTCAAGGATGCAAGTATGACGTGGACACCAAGTTGTGTTAAACATACATCAAAACTCATATAAAACATGGGTCATTTATAACACCATGCGGAAATGCAGGTTGAACATGAGTTTCCCACGATTTACGGGGTGGAAAAAAACGGAAAAACAAAGGCATGGGCCGCGCGAGTGTTTGTTGACATGTTGAATGGAAACGCAACCGCCGAAATAGAGTATGGTCAGCTGGATGGCAAAAAACAGACAACCACTCGCGAATACACGGAGGGAAAGAACCTCGGCAAAAAGAACGAGACGACTCCGTTGCAACAATGCATGTCTGAAACGAAGAGAAAGTGGCAGGATAAAATGGAAAAAGAGGGATATTCTCTCGTTCAACCCAGTTCAGAATCGTCCACGACGACGTCGGGTGATGGCAAGGTGTTCCCCATGTTGGCACACACGTATGAACCTCTTAGTTCAAAGAACAAAAAGAGCGACATTGTGTTTCCCTGTTATGTTCAGCCCAAACTGGATGGGCTGAGATGCATTTGCTACATGTCGGATGGCAAAGTGGTGGCTCAGTCTCGCACCGGTTCTTATTTTGAAACGGTGCACCACATTTGCGCCGAGTTGTGGCCCGTTTTCTTGAAAAATCCGGGCCTGGTGCTGGACGGTGAGCTTTACACCACCGACATTCCATTTGAAGAATTGGCGGGATTGATAAAGAAAAAAAAGTTGTCTGAAACCGACATGCAGCGCGTGCAATGCATCAAATATCATGTGTACGACGTTGTGGTGGAAAATGTGCCGTATTCAAAGAGACATGACCGCATTGTGGGCACCATTGGCGGCACAAAGTGCTACCATTTGGAAGTGGTGCACACGCAACTAATACACACACTCGGCGAATTTAGGCAAGCGTTCAGTGAGTATGTCGCTGCTGGGTATGAAGGCATCATGTTGCGAAATGTTGACGGACTGTATCGAGAGAATTATCGCAGTCATGACCTGCAGAAATACAAGGAATTCATGGAATCCGAGTATCCGATTGTGGGCTTCAAAGAAGCCGCTGGTCGAGATGCTGGCACAGTCATTTGGGTGTGCAGAACGGCAGAGGATAGAGAATTCAGCGTGCGTCCGAGAGGAACACAGGAACAACGACGCAAATGGTTTCAAACCGGTCAGCAGTTTGTGGGCAAATTGCTCACCGTGATATATCAGGAACTCAGTGAATTAAATGTCCCGCGATTCCCCGTTGGAAAAGCCATTCGGGAGGGTTATTGATGCGATGCAAGTGTTCCTTTTTGCAACACAATGTTGCCTATGTTGGCCACAACATGTATTCCGGCATGTGCATGAACCGAAGTTCGAGGCATATTTAACATCATGAATAAACGACCCATTCCATAACATATTGCACATATCATTGTGCAACCGTAATAGATATTTCGATAATATGAATCTTTCAAGTTGTAAGCTTGTTTGAGTTGATAGCAGAGACAAATGTGAACATAGACAATATCCGCGTATCGACGCCAAGAGTTTCGCACCGGGTTTCGCCAATAATTCAAAGAAGTAAACATTACTCCTCCTGCCACAATAGCAAAACACGTTTGTTCATGATATATTGCATGAGACATTGAAATCATTGAAAGCCATGCAGCTCTCCATATAATATTTGCATGGAGTTGCTCAACTACCAAGTTTGCACATTGTTTTTGTTTCGTGTCTGGCATTTTTTGGTTCGATGAAGAAATTTTGTTTGAATCTTTAAATGCATTTTCATAAAGAAAACATGTTGCAACTGAGTGATTTCAAATGAATGAATATAAATAAAATCATAATAAAAGCATTTTATTATGAATTTTCATTGACTAACTAATTAAATGCCACGTTCACATTATGATGTGTTGCAGCTTGATTCGCAAAAGGCCTCACACGATGAAATCAAGCGTGCATTTCGCCGACTGTCAATGGAATTGCATCCTGACAAAAATGGAAACTCGGAAGAATCTAAGCGTGCATTTCAAGAATTGAATGAGGCATACAACGTGCTGAGCGACCCTGAAAAGCGTGGCAACTATGATTTTGAATTGCAAATGGGGATTGGTGGGCATCGAGTTCACAGGATGGGGCCGATGGGAATGGGGCCGATGGGAATGGGGCCGATGGGAATGGGACCGATGGGCATGGGACCGATGGGCATGGGGCCGATGGGCATGGGGCCGATGGGCATGGGCATAAATCCGGTAGACATGTTGTTTGCAGCAATGCATCAGCATCAGCATCAGAATCAACAACCACAAAATCCAGCGCAGCACATATTTGAAGCCATGTTTGGAGGGAACGGAATGGGCATGGGCCCAAAAATCATCATTCACAATTTCACTACATCGTCGAATGATGGTTCGAATGATGGTTCGCATGCTTCATGCGAGGAAAGCGTGGATTGCGACCACATCGAAATGATTGTCATTTCTCTCGAAGACGCTTACAATGGTTTCACACAGCGTCCAATCACAGTGTCATATGATGATGAAAATTACAACAAACAAACTGACATTGTGTTGATTGATGTGCCACCTCGTGTTGCAAATGGACACAAAATACATGTTCCTGGCAAGAACCACGGCAGACGGTGTGCAATCACCATTCAAATTAATATTGCGGAACATCCTCTCTTTATACGAGAAGGGGAAGACGATTTGGTTGTCGAGCATCGAGTGTCTTTGAAAGACGCGCTATGCGGATTCACATTCGAACTGGTGCATTTGAACGGACGAAGCTACAAATTCAACTGCAAGTCGTGCTCAATAACCGGGTCCATGCACGAAACAAAGGTATTGCCAGGACTGGGTTACAACGAAACGGGTGCGCTAAAAATCCGATTTTCCATTGACTTACCAACGTCTCTTACCCAGGAACAGATTGTTGCACTGTCAAACATTTTGTGATATTAATCATCAATTAAATTTAGGACGATCATATGCACCATCGACTAGCCCTCCACGACGACAACGACGGGTGCGGCCGCCACGGCGAGCCTTACGACGAGATGCATATTTGCGAGTTCTATACGCCATTTTGATTTTCTTTGTTATAATAAGTAACAAAGAAAAAAATATTAGAAAATGTTGAATTACTGTTTTCTACATTTGATTTAATTGATGCGTTTAGTGGGAATATCATTGCTCACAATGTAGATGGAATTCTCCGTCATGATGATGTATTCAGTTTCCACCTTGTAAATCTTTGCAATGGTGCTGGTATACTCATCCTCGCTTTTTACGAGCAGCTTATCTTTATTCTCGCTCACTCCGATAATAACCGATTTGTCTAAAGATGCCGTCCAATAATCCATCATAATGGGTTTGTCTTCGACAATCGCGAGTTTCATGGCATGGCCAACGCAGACATTGCTGGGCAATCGATACGATGCATCCTTGGGCTGACCCGAATTTGCTGCATTGACACCATTGGATGTAGAAGAAGGTGCAGCAGCTGCACCACCACGGGAAGTAACCTGATTGCTCATCGCGTCCAATATTTTTTACTTAAATTATATTTTGAAACGACCTTGTATCTTTAAATACTTATTTATTGTTTAATATAAATGTTGCATGATTCGAACATTTATTGAGTATTGAAGATTTATTGTGGATTTATCTTCATTTGAGTGCCGGTTTCATTGAATATGAGGACTTTGCGCCGCACCTTTGGAACTCGTTTTTTCTCCAACGACGGGTCGCAAGAGACCAGGCACTTGCCGATTGTCATGTATTCCGTTTCAAGCATGGTTCGAATGAATTCGTAGATTTCATGCAGGACGTCTTCGTTGCATTTTCCCACAATGAGCACACTGCCCGTTCTGAAAATCATGAAGGATATTTCATAATGCGGTTTCGTGTCATTCCGCGCCTTTTTGTGCTTGTTGGTTTCATCCCCCATGAAATGCAGTGGTTGTTGCCCGGTTTGTTCGCCGAGCTGCATCCCCTGCACGTAGAAGAACTTGCACTGAATGCCTGGATACGAACACGCATCGTAGTTGCAGTTGATGCGGTACTTGTATTTCAACAAGTGATACAGCGCATCGCGGTTGATGTAATACCCGCACTTGAAATTGGAATTGATGAGCACCGTTTCACATTGGTCGCGCTGGAAATCGAGGTCGTCGCCGAGGATGGGCTTTAAAATCTGCACCAACAGGGTCTGCACCTTGTGCAGCATTGCGTCGGTTTTCACACCCGGGATTTCCAGTTTTCCAGTGTTGAACACTTTCACGTGCATTTCTTTGAAACTTTTGGTTTCATCATCTTCATCGATGACTCGCAGGATGACCACAAAACAGTTGAAGAATGCGCGCTTTTGTTTGATGCGATAGCTGACGATGTCTTTTTTGCAAAGACCTATGCTGATTTTGCGCTGGTCTTTGAATTTGATGCGTCCTTCTGGATTTTCAATGTGCTCAATCACAAACTCGCTGACACATGCCACTTCTTGTTTCAATCTAGCTTGCATTGTCGCCAGTTCATTTGGGTCCGTTGTGGAAAATTTCATCTGTTTTTTGATGGCTCCCTCTTTTGGAATGGCATACTTCAACACCGGGATTCGCCAAAACACCGAATGTATGTCAACCGGTTTTGACAAGTAAGAAATCTTGGTTTTCGTGCTTACATAAATTGGCGTGCATTTGGGTTTTGTTTCCTCCGTCAATGCATTGCCCTTCGCATCTGGAACGCAGTCTTCTTCATTCTCATTCTCGATATGGATGTCGTCGCCATCGCCGTCCTCGCCATCGCCGTCCTCATCATCGCCGTCCTCATCATCATCTTCCAGTTCCACCCACTTGTTGGACCTTGGTCCCGCCTTTGTGTCTGCTTTTCTGGTTTTCTTCACGTTTGCCTTTGTTGTGCATGCAACTGGGACATCTGCGACGGACTTAATAGAGTCTAATCCAAAATCAGACTTTTCCGTTTGATTCAAAAATTGTTCCCATTCCAAGTCAAGCAGCGCCATTTGTGTGAACCGCTAGAAGTTATTTTGATACTGCCGTGGTCTCTTTAAGTTGAAATGAAATCAATTCTTTTTTTAAATGACAATAATAAAGACAATCCGCGACCGCGCGAACCCCCCCTGCAAAAATAATATGCATTCATTGTATAAATGACCAATCCAACCAAAAAATATGTGCATGCGCGGGCCAAACAAAAACGCACAATAAAAATGTCCGTGCAACAAGATGACCACCCATGTCATTCCATTCCATCGGAATATAAAAACATCATTGCAACTATAGATGCAAATGCAATTCGTCATAATGTGGACTATTTGCGCAAGATGGCAAAAACGGATCTAATGCCAGTGTTGAAATCGAATGCGTATGGACACGGAATTATTCCCGTTTCAAAAATACTGAGAAATCACAATGTAAAGATGATTGGCGTTGCCACGCTGGATGAAGCACTCACTTTGCGCAACTGTGGAGACAAGGGGTGCATTGTTGCTTGGTTGTATGATATAAATGGAAAAGCATTAAAGGATGCAATTGAAAAAAACATTGACATTTGCGTCATTGACCAGAAGCACATACCCACGGTGTGCAAACTCGCCGCGCAAACTGGCAAAAAAGTCCGAGTCCACTTATTTGTTGACACTGGAATTGACAGAGCAGCTGTTCCTTACAGTGAGGCAATTCATGCGGCCATTCTGCTGTCATCAAACCCACACATTGATTTGGTTGGAATAATGAGTCATTTTATACAATCTGAATTAAAAAATGATTCAACCACAAAAAAACAACTACAATTATTTAGAAATATCATACACGTGCTCTCTAAAAACCACAACATAAATTTTGAATACACGCACATTGCAAATTCAGGCGGGTGTTTGAATTATGATGTGTCCGATTTCACATTGGCGCGTGCAGGATTGGCAATTTATGGCTTCGACCCCAGCGGAAAACACAACCCCAACTTGCAACCTGCGATGAAACTCACATCCTGCATCATACAGAAAAAAAACATATCAAAAGGTGCAGTTGTCGGTTACGATGGTAGGTATATTGCAAAGAAAGACATGACCATTTGCATTGCACCAGTGGGGTATGGGGACATCATCCCGCGTTCATCGTCTGGGAAGCTCTATGTGTATATCAATGGAACCAAACGCAAAGTCTTAGGAAACATCAGCATGGACCAAATCGTAATCGAGTCAAAACCAGTTGACAAAATTGGCGACGAAGTCTTGTTGTTTGGGTCCTCCAAGCAAACGGCACTCGATGTGGCCAACATGTCAAACACAATCACAAATGAGGTGCTTGTTAGAACAAACGCATCGAATCGCGTCACCCGAAAATACATCAACGTCTAGATTTACATTATATTAAGTGCGACTAATGCTGCTGTTCAAAACACTTCGCAAGGTTCAAAATGAGATAGTGCGTCAAATGGTCTATGTTGCATTCCACCACGTGCATGACGTTTTCAATCTTGTTCAAAATGGAGGCCGTTATGAGTTCTGGATGATTCCGAACCAGGTAATTCGCATACATTTTTATCATGTTCTTTTTGCCAGAATTGCACTCTAGGCTCAACGCATTTATTTTGCTGTAAACGCGACTCGCCGAACCAACGCCCGTCTTCAACTCATTCGTGATTTCATTCCACGTGGAGTCAGTGATGATGACATGTTGTTTGGTGTTTGTGTCTTGATTGGTTTGCATGTAATTTATCATGCTGCGAATGTCGGAATTGAACTGTTTTTGGATGGAACATATCATTTCATCCGACATGTTCAACCCTTCGCTCACGCTCACTTTCGTTATGAATTTGTTTATTTCTGCCACCGGCAATTGATTGAAGCGCATGCGCACGAATTCGGTTTGCAGCGCTTCGTCGATGCGGCTGATGTAATTGCATATCAGACAGAAACGCACATTGTGTTGGCTGTAGTTGTAGCTATTGAGTAAATGTCGCAGCGCCATTTGCGCGTTCTTCGTCATGTAGTCCACTTCATCCAGTATGACGAACTTTGTCCCGTTCCCAAAGAGAGATTTGGTCGTGACAAAACTGTTGATTTGTATGCGGATAATGTCAATGCCGCGCTCATCGGATGCATTCAAGTGAATCATTAGGCCGCCATTCACGCAATTCATTCTGGCTTGTTGATACTCATTCACTAGATTTATGATGGTCGTGGTTTTTCCGGTTCCTGGCGGTCCATAAAACAGCAGGTTCGGGAAATGACCGGTTGCAATGATGTTGCGCATCATCAGTTTGTTCAGCGGATCCAGCACAATGTCGTCGAAATTTGTTGGACGGTACTTTTCCACCCATGGCGTTGATTTGTTCGTGGCTGCATTGTGTGTCATTCAAATGGGGTTTTTGTTAAGTTATTTAAACATTTGAATGTATTTTTATATCGATATTCACGAAGTCATTATCAAGTTTAGATGCAATTTTCATTTTTGAATTAAAGTAAAAATTGATGAATAAAATGTTGTCCCCATTTTAGAAACATGCGACCGCAACAACATTGTCAACCCATGACTTCGGGATATTTGGAATTAGCAATCGGACCCATGTTTTCCGGCAAAACCACATGGCTCACGAATTTGCACAAGCAATGCGCATTTTGCAACATGCGCGTCATTGTTGTGAATTTTGCAGGGGACACGCGCTATGCATCCGCTGAAGCCGCGCTGCTTTCAACTCATGACCGCACCATGATTCCTTGTGTCATGTGTTCGACGATTGAAGAGCTGGAATCAAAGCATGCGGACGAAGTGGCAGCGGCTGAAGTGCTCCTCATCAATGAAGGCCAATTCTTCCCAGACATCATGCACATTTTGCACTGGGTCAATGCCGGCAAACGCGTTTACGTGTGCGGACTGGATGGCGACTTTGAAAAGAAACGCATCGGCGCGTTCTTGGACTTGATTCCACATTGCGACAAGGTCTGCAAACTCACGTCCCTTTGCAGCATTTGCCGGAATGGAAAAGAAGCCATTTTCAGTTTTAGAACCACATGCGAAACGGACCAAATCGTGATTGGATGCGACAACTACCTTCCTTTGTGTCGTTCATGCTATCAAACTGAAACCGACAAAAAATATAATAAAACAACTTAAAATGTTTGAGATACATGACAATAGAGCTCACGATTTATATCAACTTTTTTTCGATGCAAATGTCAAGAACGGCTGCGAGAAAAAAGAAACCGGCGGTCGAACCAGAAACAATTGTTGTAGAAGTTGAAGTGGAAGAAAAAAAGAAAAGAGGACGCAAAAAGAATTCAGAACCGGCAACGACGTTGGAAAAAGGTTCGGTTCAACAGCAACAACAGCAACAGCAACCACAACAGCAACCACAACAGCAACCACAACAGCAACAGCAACAACAGCAACAACAGCAACAACAGCAACAGCAACAACAACTAGAACAAATGCAATCTTCAGTTTCTGAAAATTCGGTTGTTGTCAAAAAAAGTAGAAAAAAAATGAATGACGCATCGTTGTCTGTTGCCGCCACCATTGCGCATCAGGAACCCATTGCATCGGTTGTTCATAAAAAACGAGGAAGGAAGCCCAAAGGCGGAAAGGTGATTCAACAACTTGTAAACGAATCCATTTTGATGAATGATGCTCCCAACATAATTCTGCACTTGAAATGCAGCATTTCTGACATTCCGTCTTTGAACGCAGCTTTCACTGAAACGTCCATCAAGCCCGGAGATGTCATTTCATTCAATGCGTTGGAGTCAAAGGGCGCTGATTTGAATGACTCATATCAACCAAACATCAATTCCGCTGGGAATTTTATTATTTCATCCAACTCAAATGTCTCATCAAGAACACCCTCCGATGCATTCATTGCAACAAATTCATACAACCATTTGAATGAAATGGATTATGACAATGACGACAACGATGAAGACAACGGCGGGGAAAATAGTTTGAAAGACATTTGGAAAAAATTAAACCATTTGAAGCTGTGTTTTCACAAAAGCGACGTGTTTCAAAACATTGGTGTTGGCACTCGTCGGTCTTGTTGTTTTTGGGACACGTGCGAATTTGACACACCACCCATTTATATACCAAAGTGCATTGCACCCAATGGAGGATACACTGTTTACGGCTGTTTTTGCAGCCCCGAATGTGCGGTTGCATATCTCATGAATGAAGGCATAGACACATCTGTTAAATTTGAGAGATGCCAAATGCTCAATTCCATGTATGGACGCGTATTAAATTATGAGAAAAGCATCAAACCCGCGCCCAATCCGCAGTACATTTTGAACAAATTTTATGGCAATCTCTCCATTCAGGAATACCGCAAGCTGTTCAAGAGCGAACAAATCATTTACGTGGTGAACAAACCATTGACACACATTCTTCCTGAAATGTATGAAGACAACAACGACTTCTTGTTGAATAACAAAGTAATTCCAAACAATAATTACAAACTCAAAAAGAAGACAAGTGCATTTGGGTGAAAATGTAGTTAATCCTTCATGGCCAATATACCCCCACGATGATGGCGACGACGTGTTCCACGACGAGCCTTGCGTCCATGCTTACGATTCTTGCGAGTTCTATACGCCATTTTGATTTTTCTTTGTTATAATAGTAATAAAGAAAAAATATTCAAAATTAATAATTAATAATAAATTGCACATGGATTTACACCGCCACAATGACGGGCTGAGTCCCACCTTTCATGCGATGATGACGGCGCCTAGAACCTCCGCTAAATTGACCGGCACCTGAAAACATAATGCCTAGAGTCTGTCCAATATCCGACACTATATCACCACCACGGATGCGACGTGTTCCACGGTGAGCCTTGCGTCCATGCTTACGATGCTTACGACTTCTATACACCATTTTGATTTTCTTTGTTATAATATGAACAAAGAAAACATTTTTTTTTTGTATGATGTGCATGTTTTCAAGTTTCAAAGTTGAGGGTTGATGCGTCCAGGCATTCCATGCCCAAACACAATCATGTAAACCAGCACAACTGCTCCAATGCAAATGCTGCGATTTTCCGCAACCGCAGGAGATTGTTTCAATAGTAGTGTCATTATGAAATACAATACAGTTCCGATGACAACGGAATGGACAACCATGGTGAGGCCTCGTTCAGTCATTGATGGAAGTTTTGTGGTTTTGTGTATGTGCTATAGAGAGAAAATAAAATTTTCATTCTGTGCTACTTGCGTTTTTTAAATTAATGTTTTTTTA